TTATTCCAAATCTGAAGAGATGCATGACAAAGTGGTAGGTACGTTCATTGAGCGTGAATACTATCTTTCATAACAGATCTAACTATTGGAAGCATGACCGACCGCCGGACACTTTAATCACTGAGCGCTCTGCCAGTAACTGACCAAAGTAATTCAAATCACGATTAGCGGGAAAGTGCATATAAGCCGGAGCAGGTTCGCCTGCATCAGAAGGGTCAATATGTAACCGCGACCGGATCGCATCTTTGGCCGCATTTACCCCGATGATAATCGGCTTAAAGCTGGATTTGCTACGTGGAGTCGGACGCTTGGTGGGCCAGATAGGCGATCGCTTTCCTCCCCGGGCGGACTCCCCTTTAATGGCCCAGATGCGTCTGCCCAGCCGTTCACGGGCAAAATCATACACCCGCTGAGTATGGTGACCGCCGGAATCCATGCAAGCCGCCATAATGGTAAACCCGTAACCATCCGCCCGCCGCCAGATTTGTTTTAAGTAAGCATCCAGTCTCCGCCATGGTTCGTCAGTTTCCAGATCCCCTTCAATCACATCATAAGCAATAGACCAGCTTTCCTCATTCCGGCCCCAGCCGACCACCTCAATCTCAAAGCGCCCGCCTTGTGTATCAATCCCGGCAGTCAGTAACGCCACGCCATCCGGCACCTCAGCGGCCCAAACCTCACAGCGTTCAGCTAACTTACGCTCGCTAAGGGCTTTTTCACCCCGGTCTTCATAAGGCTCACCCAGCACCAGGTTAATGAAGGTCTGACGCATCAGGGGGTCATCTTTCACCCGCAGCCATTCCGCCACAAGGTGTTTCCATGCGGCATTCGGGAATAAACTGTAACCTGCCCAGATATGAAAACCAGCATGACCTTTAAAGGGCTGACTGGCCCGCCACTCACCCTGCTTTATCATGCCGGGCTTATCGCTGTGCTGGATCACACAACCATGATGCCGACAGACATAATAAGCGGTCTCCGGCAAGCCATTGCCCTGTTCATCCTTTTCCCATTTGATGCCATAAGGAGAGTCCGGGCTACCCCATTCCAGCACCTGATATTCCCCACAATGAGGACAAGGTACGTAATAGTAACGCTGGTCACTGTCCTTAAAGGCTTTCTCTATCCGGCTGGTTTCTTTAACTGTCGGGGTGGAACCCAGCACAATTTTCCGGTTCCAAAAGGTCTCTGAACGTTTGATGCCCAGCGCTATCTGATCCCCCTCTGCACCGGCACCGCCTGACGGATAACCGTCTACCTCATCAAATAAGATGATGCGACAGGTGATACGACGAAAGCCACCCGGTGAGTTCGCCCCGACCAGCGTCAGATTCGCCCCGTTCGAAAAGGTCTTTTTCAGGATAGTCTGGCTGGAATCTTTGGCTTTGGCTTCACCGGCGAGCGCTTTTAATGCCGGGGTATCCCGCAGCATCGGGGCAATCTCGCCCTTACTGTAATCCTCTGCATCCTCGACGCGGGGCTGTACGACCAGTATCGGTGACGGGTCATGCGACAGATAATACCCCACCACATGATCCAGTATCTTTGTGTACCCTACACGAGCAGACTTCATTACGGAAACCTGCGTGACGGCGGGATCGGTAATGGCATCCATCATGCCGTCCTGATAAGCAAAGGAGCGGAACTTACCGGTTTGAGCCGCATTCTCTCTGGATAACACCGCGTATTTATTGGCCCACTCACTTAAAGATAACGGCTCCGGGGGACGAATGTCAGACAGGCATTGATCTAGTGCAAGGGTAAAATTTTGCCATGCTGCATTATCCCCCCTGTTTACTGTGATCAAGGCTTAATTCCTCCATCGCCTCGTAGATGATTTCCTGTAAGGCTGCCACAAACTCCGTATCCGTAGAGGTGGTTGCCAAGGCTCTCAGTCGAGGACCGTGCTCAGGCGCGATAGCTATCAATCGGGTACGCAGACGGGCGTATTGCTGCCTGACCGCATCAATCATATCCTGCCACGGTAACACCTGACCGGATTTCAGGTCGTACTCATGCTGAGTCAGCAACGCCAGATAATTTTCCTTCATGGTGCGGGCTTCATCCAGTGTCATATCTGCTCCCCGCTCCGTGAGGATACGCTCCACAATTTTTGCCGGGGTATCCACTTCAGGCCTGTTACCTTGTTTGTTACCTGACTTGTTACCCTTGTTGTTACCCTGCGTGTTACCTTTGGCTTTTTTCTCACGGCGGGTAACCGTTTTTCGGTAGCGTTCAATGTTGGCGTTTGACGCTTCAACATCGATGTCGTCATCCGTCATAACCAGCCAGCCACGGGCTTTCCACGTGGTGACGGTCTTGCGGCTGACCCCATGCAATTTGGCAAATTCGGACTGATTCATCTGTTACCCTTGCGTGACCTGTTACCCAAATTTCAAAATGTTATAGCTAGTGAAATATCGCGGCGCGCAATGCCCATGATTTATAAGTGTTTTAGGAAGGACCCAAGCATTTTCATCTGCATCATCTGCGATAGTATCTCGGTGGCAGAGAGAAATTTCGGCGATCGAGCGTTGATGGACGGATATCACTGTCCGAATCATGCTCAGCTATCCCGGCTTCTACCAACTCAGTTATTAGCTCTTCTTTGCTCAGCGTTTTCAGGTGGTCGATCGCTTCACTAGCTTTATTGAAGTTCCTCTTTATTGCTATTGGCCCCAGTGACCCATCGCAACCCTGAACCCATACACCGCGCTGTTGTTGTGATTCTTCCACTTCCTTTAAATGAAATGACAACAATGATTTCAGGTCAGCTTCCGCAACAGCCTCAGCCTCAGTGTCACCTTTTAGTGATCTGATATGCTCAACATAGCGCAATGTCTCTTCTATCTGTGTTTTCAGTAAGGTCATTTGTCGCGTGTAACTGTGTATCATGATATTTAGCCTCTATTTCGCTGTTTTAATTGCTTCACTCAGTGCTCTGTTAATCGCTTGTGGTAACAATGCCTGAGCCATTTGATTTGCCCGCTCCTGATAACCCAGCACAGGTTCAACGGGTAGTGCATCACCGAACCGAATAAGCAATTTTGGTGGCCGTTGCTTCACTCTTGCTCTGCGTGTGCCGTTAGGTGAACGCTTCAGGCGGCGTTTGCCTTTCTTCACTTTCTTGGCTTTCTTACGCTGCCATACGCCATTGACGTCTTCTCCGTACCGCGTTGAGAGTTCACCAATGAATGTATCTTCCTTGCCTTTTAACTGGTTCAGTTTGTTACGAGGTAAGTTGCCATACTTATTGAGCTTGACGTTCTTGGGGTTGAGTAAGGCTGAGCCATTCAGTTTGTGAACTCCACCAACCTCGAACGGTTCCAGATAACTGGCCGCAGTGGGTAAGACAAACACCTTCGCGGTGAGATTATCTTTTCTCGCCCCTTTGCTTCTGACTGCCTTTACCGTAAAGGGTGTTGGGCTTTCCAGTTTGCGATTAAACGCGACCTTCTGCGCTTTCTCTATATCACGCACCACACTCGTCATCGCCTGAGCCATCGCAAAAGGGATTTGTTTTCTGATAGCCGCTAATTGATTGGAGAGATCTTTGAGATTAGCCATGCTTACCTCGTGATTTGTTGTATTACCTGCTTTTCACCATATCAGGCTAGGTAGTTCCTCACTTACCGCAATTAAGTGAAACTGATAAGTTGATTATTCTGCAATCAAAATAAGGAATAAGAAGAATGGCAAAAAAAGCAAATTTCACAGTCCGCGTTGAGTTACATAATGCAGATTCTAAAGATTATGAGAATTTGCATGAAAAAATGGAAAACGCTGGGTTTGGGCGCACTATTACCGCAGGCGGTATCGTTTACCGTCTACCCAATGCGGAATATTCAATTAGTAGTAATGAGTCTACAGATGAAATTCGCAACCTAGCTCGTAATACAGCGAAAAAAGTCAAACCTAATCCATCTGTTCTTGTTACTAAGTCTGACGGAACAAGAAGGTGGTCTGGCTTAAAGGAAGATTAACCTTCAGCTTCTTCTTCAGCGCCATCACCACCTCTTTTGGGATCTTCTGTTTCAAGCGCAATAAAACTATCTCTGATATTTCGGGCGATATATTTCGCCCTGCTCTCATCAATATAACGGCGAGACTCCATTTCTATATTAAGTGCATGGACTAGTGCTTCACGGGCTGCTTGTTGTGATTCATAGGGTAATTGGTTGAATTTCATCATGGCCTCAGTGGTTATTTATTCAATATCCGATAATCGGACTTTGCTTTTCTGTATAGCGATCACGACCCTGTGAATCAGGATGGCAATACAGGCCGTCTCTCCGGCTGTCACATCACTTTGTCTGCCTACAGCGGATGTTGCTGATAATGACCTGTTGTTCTCAGGGGCATGGGTTATTTTTGATTCTGTCAGTACGCTCGATGAAAAGGAGACATGTCATAGCTAATACCGACAGACGGCGATAACCCGGCGCAAAGGGATATCGGTATCGATACGCCTGAAGAGGTGTGCACAAAACAGAAGAGTTAAAACAAGGGATTAAGTCGTTTTGCCCAGCCCCTTGCGCACAAGCAAGACATTGAAAGACAATGAGTTTATGACTTTTGTCCAGCGTGAAAGTGCGCTAACTATCACAATCTATGCTCGATTTCTTTTTTACCGCCGCCAACCAACCCGAGAGCCATCTGACCGAGGTCATCAATTAACTTTTCGGCTTTATCGAGAGTAACCAGATCATCTTGTCGTTTTCTCAGTCTACGGCCTGCATCCGAGGAGTCTTCATCTGATGCTTTTCGGGCTTTTGTGACAATGTCCTGCATCTGTTGAATTGTGTAGCCAATGGATGGGGTGTGCGTATTGCTTTCTTTATCAGCCAAATCTAGCAACCACCGCCGAAGTGCTTTGGCGACCTTTGTTCGGGAAACCATTCCAATTAAATGAGCGCCCCTCGATGAGAATAAACGTGTATTGACGTCTCGTAAGCTATTGTTTATTCCATTCATCCTCACTTTGGTCACGGTTGTCATGCTTTCTGTAAACTCATCCTTATGGCGGTTATACAAATTTAAAACCTTATTGCTGTTTGCATATCCCAACAAATCTGCCAACGTCTCTGCTGTAAACCAAATCCTCCCGTCGCCATTATCAAAAGGGATGACTTCTTTTTCTTTAAAGACTAAGACATTCGACATCGCGTTTTACCTGCTCTATGAAATGAACCTTCGCCGAAATAGGAAACCAGCCCACCGAAGGCTCGCCAGCCATAACTGGTGACCTCGAAGGCTCATTTCGATAGGGTTAGGTTCGGTGCAATTGAGATGCGCTTTCGGTGCGCGGTGAAAATAAAAATGCCGCCAGTCCGTATGCGTAGGGTTCGCGGTGAGAACGAAGTGGCAGCATGAGTTATCCGTATTCCTTTAACCACTCAGGGAATGGGTAAAGAAATATTGGGTTTAGTTTCAGTTGATAACTAATTGTTAAGCATTATTCGCTTGTTGTTGCAGTGTGATGGGTTTATCAGGTTGTGTGGTAGTAATGCTGTAAACGATGCGGGTAATAACTATGAGAAAATATCTTCTTTACCTAATAGCTGGCTCAACGCTTTTAACTTCAACGCCAACCTATTCTGCGACTTGCTCGATGTTTACCCCAGGCAGCTCAGCATGGAGTAGCTGTTTAGTTCAATGTACAACGGTACACCCGGGAGTATGGAATTACATATTGTGCTTATAATAAAACGAAGTAGGACGGCACTCCCACCGTCCTCTCACTTACACTGTGCCCTAACATACTCCTGCAACCCCGAATTATTTGTTCTGAGGTAGCTACTCAGAATGTAGTTGGTTGAGCCACAGCACGAACCCAGCACATGATTCCCTTTTGCAGATCAGTCCGACCTTCAAGCAACCAACGCATATCAACATTTGTGTTGGGTTTTACGAGATGATCATAAAGTTGACCTATTTCCTCACCTAGTGTCTTAATCTTGTTCATGCAATCAATTTCATCTTGGGATAATTCACGATAGCCAGTGATTTTACGGTGTTGGTTTTCCATCATTTCCTCTGCATTCAGTTTTAATGTAATCCTGCAAATACCTCAGTTTCGCCCGGTCGTTGATGATGCCTTCTCGGATATCGAGAACAGCTTGTCCAGTTTCTCTAGGGAGTTCGACGGGGGTTGCATCGCCCACGCTGCCGGAGGAAGAGGCTTCATGCACGGGACAGGTGGCTTGGATGCGCAGCTTGCGACGACCAGCGGCAACATTAGCCCGAAGAGTATCGATTTCAGTCTTGGCATTGGCGAGTTTCTCTATGTATATTTCGTCTAATTTTGCAAGTTGTTCAAGACGCTCTTGCTGCTTATTTATCGCGAAAATCTGACTGTCATACTGCAATTTTAAGCTGGCGTATGCTTTGGACTTGTCCTGATACTCGCTGTAGTAGAACCAGAACAAGCCAGAGACCATCATAAGAGCAATTAGGGTGAAGTACTGGCTGCCAATCTTCATGACTGCCTTCCGACAAATTGGTCATACTTTTCTTTTAAAAACAATAATCCAAAAACAATTGGTGCCAAAACAACCAATACTGGCCACAAAAATGACATCAACAAAATGAAAGAAAATGACTCTGGATTGCTTTCTCGTCTTTCTATCAATGTAGAAATAATGAACGCCGCAATAAAACCGATAACATAAATCATTGGGCCCAGAATGATAATCATCGCTCAGCACCTCAAATGCCTGTGTGAATACGCCGTAGATGAGATTGAATCTCATGATAAAAACATCTGGCGTTCAGATGCCCTACGTTTAGTCAGACCGTTCATCACCTTACCCGCTGCCTTATTCCATCTCTGAAATTCATCGGCTGCACCTTGGTAGTCACCGGCATTGAGTTTCTTCAGTAAGGTAGAACGAGCAAAGTTACCCGCGCCACAATTGAAGATGAACGAGCACAGCGCATCAAACTGTCCCTGAGTCAGTGGTACCTTAACGGCTGATTTAAGGGTGAGGTAAATAGGCTTAAGATCATCATGCAGGAATGCTTCGGCCTGCTGTTCGGTGATGACTTGCCCCGGCTTGACGTCTTTTGTATGACCGTAGCCAATCGTCCACGGAATACCACCAGTCGCCGGATCGGGATAGGCTTTCAGTTTCAGGCCTTCATATTGCTTGATGCACTCCAAACCTTTATTGCTGATTTTCATCAGAAGTGCCCCGCTGTTATTCAGCTTCAGTCAGTAATTTTCCAACATCCCGACTACACATACTGGTGCAAACCTCTACTCCAGTGTCCAGAAAAATAGCTGTTCCACTATTACCGTTGTAGTCGATGGGCTGAAAATGCGTAATACGCTCTAAAACAACAGTGGTGGGATACATCCGGCTACTGATGCCATAAGGAGGAAAGTCATAGGTATTCATGATTCACCTGTCTTCATTCGGGATGTTTCACCCATTTCATATCGATCATCAATGAGTTCGTCGTCATCACCATTGAATTTAGCCATCGCATCACAGCAAATGGTACAGCAGCGGTAATGCATGATTTCACCGTCAAAAACCCATGTTGATAATCTGGCCGTGGATTTCGGAGGAATTATTTCATCGCAGATATAACAGCGAGCCGATTTGCGGGTTATACCGATTTTGTCTTTCAGGCAACGTTCAGTTCCATCACCAAAATCACCCGCAAATAAATCAAATGACAGGACAGCATCTACATACTCACTACATCTCGTTGTTGCCATTACTGCCTCCCGCTTTCTTCTCTGCCGCTTTACGCAGTAATTGACCAATGAAGTCTGTTCCCAGATAGCCAATTACCACACTACCGATGTAGGCCAAGTCAGGATTCAGACCAAACAGATTTAATACATCACGAATGAACCAAGCGAACATGGCACACATAAAGGCATCGATGGAGACCTTTAACCAGCCGCCGCCGTGATAGCGACCGCGAAGAAATGCCATCGTCCCGGCAAGCGTCGCCAAGATGCCTTGCTCTCTGACCGACACGAGCCAGTCACTGAGGTGTACCCAGATATTAGGATCTTCTTTCATCTTCATATTTCCACCCCATCAGAACAATGGGCGTCCGTGGGGTGAGTCTGTGGTCGCCCCTGTGAATTGGTTAAAAGTAATAAATTGATAGTTAAGGTATGTTGTTAGATCAGCCAAAATATTAACCATTCGAAGCGATGGCTGATTAGCTTCGGTGAGAAATCAATATGAGTAATTATTCGGACCTATGGAATACTATTAACCGTCGTATCTTTTCTGTTAGAAACATTAAAGTTAATCCACTTATAACGTCATTTAGTCAATCTGCCGAACAGTCCAAGGTGTTTTTACGCACCCTTCAAATATTCATCTTGGAGGATATACTTAGGCAACACAGAGAAAAGTACGCGACCATTTTTGAGCCACTTAATGGTGAAAAAGCGCTGAATCACAAAATTTTTATCAAAACAGGGAATAACATAGGTTTAATTAAATCAATGTCTCTTGAGGATAAAATATTGACCTTACAAGACGAAATAAAGATTAAACATCTATCCCCCGAAGCCAAACGCTATACTGAAATACATATGATGCCGGATGTATCTATTACTTTTGATAACTTTCTTCCTGAAGAATGGGAACATGAGGAAAATAAAATTTTTCTTGCTCCACTAGAGGTTGATATTTCTTAATGATTTTTTCAATCTCCTGAAGCCGCTCTAACTCTGCGGCTTTTTCGTTTTTAGCATCAATGTACGCTTTTAACATTTCCGCTTGATATCTCAGCCAATAATACAAATCCTCATCACTTAATGCATCCCGGACAATATAAGGCTGGTTGTTTTCCAGCTCTCGTGATCGAACTGAAATCCAATATGGCAATAACTCTTCATCGCCATCAAGTGCTATATCATTTTTTTTGATTATACCGGTCTCTTTCATGTGATTCCTCTAGACGAAAAAAGGCCGCCTAAGCGACCCTGTAGTGAATAGGTGCGGGAGCCGATCCCCGCTGTCGGGCAGTGTTATAAGGTGCCAGCCGCAATAGGAGATACTGAGGTTATGGGAGTGATTGCGGTGGCATAAACAGAAAAGGCCGCATTAAGCAGCCTTGAATTCAGGGTGTAATTTATTTCCAGTTGAAGCAAAAAGACAATGTGTTACCTACGTTTTGTTTTAGTAGGTCTCCTAGTTGTTTTGCGCCATCAGAATTATAGTTGAAATAAGTTTTAGGATCATGGCCAGAAGCGCCAGAAGCGTAGGCAGAGCCTAGATAATAAGTGAAACCACCAACTGTTACCTCAAGATTCTTACTGGCTAAGCCTAGTTGGTTTTGAATGTCAAATTGAAATTGTATTAAATTAAAAGCATCGATGGGAGCCTCAACTAAAACAAACGCTAAAATGCTTTTAATATCTATAGTACTTTGAAGGTTAGTCAAAGTGCCAAAAGTAAATACACTTGTAACTAAACACCCCCAATATTGACCATCACTGTCACTAAATTGGCGAGTTCCTATTTTAAGATCAAAAGACAACATGCAATCATCCAGCTTATTAACATCAGACATAAACACCTCACTTTATTATTCGTTAAAGGTCATTTCATCCTACTGCTAACTAGCCAGTTAATATTACTGAGGTCAGGTTCTTATCTCAATTGAATAGCCTGTAATAGAATCAATACGCCTTAAAATAGGGTGGCGTATTATAAAGTTTATCTGTTAGTCGAGTGCGTGATTCAGTGAGGTGTATATTTGAAGTTTGGTGCTGATATGACTTAATTTGTAGGGATCGAGATGCTGCTTACATCAACCAAAATCACATATAACATACTGATTTAATATGGTATATGGTGCTGCTCGACCCTGATCTAACTACTTGAATTTGTTCCGATACTGTAGAATAACTTTCAACAATACCGTCATCCAGACGGTAGCCTGAGTAGACGCACCTTAAACAGGTCTTAATGCCTCTCAAGGAGGTGACAAGGATATTACTCTGAACATCCCGAACTCACGGGATTTCGAACTACTGCATATTTTGCAGGGGTTGGATAACTCGTAATGTTCGAGATGCTACTCACATTGACAAAATGGGGCTCTTGCTTACTTAAGAAAAAACCACTTACGATAATTTTTGGTGAAGAAATAATAAATTCTTTACCTGTGAAGGTTATTGCCATTTTTTACCCTTAGGAGATTTGATGAAAATAAACCAACAAGAAGATGGTGAGGTATCTTTTGATTGCCCGGTATCTTCCATTAATGTAGACACGACAAATTCAGTTTCTGATACAACTGAAAATGGTAAAGATATTTCCATTAGAACAGTGATATATAGCAATGGGGGAAAAGCTGTTATTACTACCAATAATGCAACGAAAAAATTCAATTTTGAAGGTGAAAATGTTTTAGCTTCGATTGCTTCAAATGGAGAGACTCCCGAAGCTGCAATTCTGACTATAAAGAGTAAATGATGTCATATTACATAGCCGCCAGTTTGGTGGCTTTTTATAAAGCAATAAATCCTCGGTAGTTGAATAAATCCATCGAACTCATCTTGCATGGGGTGATCTCTTTTTCGCTGAAAATCAGGTTAATCAACTGATTTATATAGCATGAAGGGGTGTTCTCTCACGAACACTTGAATCATTTCGATATCAAGATTGCTACACCATTGGCTGACCGCTCACGTGATTAAAGTCTCATTCACCCCCGTGCGGCGAGATTTTAACATATGTGAACGGTCAACAAATGGCATAGATGATTGTTTAGGATATTACTTTTGACACAAACAAAAAACCCCGCGAGTGCGAGGTCTGAAATTAATAAGCTGTGTGACATTGCTATCACTCTTATCACAATAGCAGCATTTTTACGTACGTAAAGCTATTTTTAGAAGTTACTGCATAATTGATGGGAGCTAATACTCTGCGGTGCTAACTGGACGCATTTGTCCATTTCCAGTGCGACATCCAGCATCATTAACATACCTTCAATAACACCTTCGGCCTTTTGAAGCTTCTTCCCGATGTGTCCATCAGAACACTCATGATTTCGCGCCAATTGCATGAACGTTTTACCAAAGACGTAATAATCAAATAGCAAATCATGTGCCTCGTTATTATTCTTGTTCAGTCTCGCCATGCAGCTAGAAATTATGAGGGCATCATCATCACAGCATTGTGGGCGTGATTTCACTCTGTTCGGGATTAACCCCTTAAAACCTGCTGCAATGGATGACCAGTAAACACCGTCACTGTTATCAGCCGCCCATGCTCCCCAGCGTTCCAATACCATCTGAATATCACGCATTATGCTGTCTCCGCTGTCTTTCTCGTAAACTCTATTCCTCTGGCCTGATCCCCGTTCTGGAGCAGGTCATTAAAATCCCCACGGTCGGGCCAGCGAACGCTGACTTTTTCAACATCGTTATTCGCCTGTAAATTCTTACGGGCGCACTCCATCGCGGCAGCATGACCCGTGGCGCTCCAGTCGTTATCTGCAAAGACAATGAGATGCTTCACGCCCTGTGGGGCAATGAATTTCGCCATATACCCGGCATTCATGGTTGACCATGTGTTCACGCCGTAAATTTGCTTACAGGACAAGGCAGTCTCAATCCCTTCGGCAATCCCCAGTGTGGAATCCACCGGAAACAGACGAATAGCCACTGATTGGGCATAGGTGCGATAATTCTCTTCCTGCATCGCATCGAGTTTCTTTTGCGGAGTAATGTTGGCCTTTCTGCCCCCGTCTAAATACGTCCGGTGCAGATAACACGCTAACCCTTTTGAATCGGTAGCCAGTGCCCATATCGCTTGCAGGGTGCCGTTGCGGACAGGCTGTTCGGCGCAATATTTCACGTTATCAGCAGGCAGAACATGAATGCCTCGATTACGCAGATAAGCCTCACCCTGTGTACCTCTCAGGTGGGATAAATTGGCGTAGCAGGCCGTGACTTTGTTGCGGAACGCGGTGATATTGGTTTCTTTTTTCACTGTGCTGCGTTTGTCCGATTGGATACCCAGCAACAGATCAATCTCGTCCGCCAATGTCTTGTACTCTTTTCCCTGCGTCAGGGTGAGTAGCTTCCAGCCATCCCCGGCATTGCAGGTACAAATGAACGTGCCTCTGCCTTCCCGATCATCAATACGAAAGCTGCCTTTCCGCTCGCATATCGGGCATTTTCCTTTAAAGTGACGCTTGCCGGTTACGGGTGGTAACTGGTAGTAATTAAAAATCTCAGGCCAGCGACCGATGACGGCATCGGCGGTTTTGATTCTGTTCATCGTGTTTCTCCCTGTGGCATACCGAAGCGTTCACGGATATCACTGAGGCGGTGCTGAATCACATCAGGCTCAAGTGAGAGCTGCTCTTTAGCGGGGGCTTGCTCGGCTTTCTTGCGAGACTTCGCCCACTGAATTTGCTTATGCTTGATGAAGTTGTTCACTTCGGGGGTCAGTTCCTGCGGGGTGTCATGAAAACCGCGAGGCCAGACACCGAACTTTTCCTTAAACGTATTGGCTACCCAACCATCACTGAACGTCTTACCCTGTGAAGCCCGTTGATTCTGGTAATACTTTAATTGCGAGTAGAAACTCTGCTTTTCAGCCTGGGTGTAAACCCGCTCTTTTTTACTGAGTTTTTGGATAGAGCGGCTGGTATCTACGTCGATGTCTTCCCCGGTCAGTGGCTTAAAATCACACTTCGGGCAGACATAGACTCCGGCAGGCTTCATGTAGTGACAGCTGGGACATTCTTTCGGCAGCTTCTCCCGCTTTTCCTGCTCCCGGTGGCTGGAGTTAGTCTTCATGCCATCATTTTTACTGGGCAGCTCGTCATATTCGATATCATCGGGATAGCCGAGACGGTGGACGGTGCCGGAGTGATCGAAGATAAGGCAGGTTTCTTTACCCGGCGCGGTACGTAAGCCTCTGCCGAGACATTGAGTCCAACGAATCTCTGATTTGGTGGGCCTTGCATAAATGATGCAGCGCACATCACTATCAAACCCGGCAATTAAGGTGCCAACATTCACAATGACTTTCGTTGCGCCCTGCTCGAAGCGGTGAATAATAATCTGCCGTTCTTCGTGGGGGGTCTGGGCGGTAATAATCTCTGCATTCACCCCGGCGCGATCAAATTCGACCGTGACAAAGTTGGCATGACTGACCGTGACGCAAAAACAGATCGTTGGCTGATTATTACCATTGGCTAACCAGTTACTCACGATATCGCCCACCAGATCAGCACCACACATGATTTCAGCAATCTCAGCCTCTTTATAATCACTGCCGAATTCCGCGCTGCTATTGGATTTCACCCCACTTAAATCCGGTTTCATTGGCGCATAGAATTCATACCGGCTTAAATCACCACGCTGGATCAGCTCTTTCATGGTGGTCGGCTTAATCAGTTTTTCGTAGTAATGACCGAGGAACGGGGCAAATGGCGTGCCTGATAACCCAATGACCGGGATATCACTATCACGGATAATTTCCAGCATCCGCTTACGGCGCAGGTGGGCCTCGTCGATAATCAACAGATCGATATTGTCCGGGAACTCACGGCGGATAATCGTATCGGCTGACGCAATCTGAATGAGCCGGGTCGGGTCGTAGTTCGGATGGTCACGCCACACATAACTGATTTCGTGTGCTGGCAAGCCGTACTTAACAAAATTTTTCGCAGTCTGGTCTACGAGGATGGTACAGCAGTAGAATTAATTTGGTTTGTGGTAATAACCTTGCCCGTATATCCACCAGCAAAAATAAGCCTGTAAATTGCCGGGCAATAGGTACAGATAAAATATCTGTATTAGCCATTACGCACTGACTCCAAACGTTCATCTAAGCGAGCGGCAATAATGCGCTGATTAATCCAGGCATCTATTTCACTTTCGATAAACGCAGAAGCGCGTTCGCCGGTCTTTATTTGTTTGGGGAATTTCCCTTCGGAAATGTATTTGTATACCGTGGACTTGCCTAAACCAGTACGGCGACAAACTTCGGGTAACCGTAAAGTCGCCTTACCGGTGAAAGCAGCAGCGACTATTAACACCGTCACCTTGTTTGCCAAAAACAAAGGGGCACACGGTAACGGTATTGATATCAGTCTCAATTTCCGGGGGCAGGCCGGCGGGGAAGAGACGCCAACCGGCATGTCGTTACGCATCACACCCATGACCGGCGGCGCAGGCGCCCCCGAGCTGAAAGACGGTCTGGCGAATTTAAATGACCGGGCCTTTGATTTTATCGTCAACCCGTACACCGACACCGTGTCACTGGATGAAGTCAAAGCCTTCTTGTCTGATACCGGTGGGCGCTGGTCATGGGAGCAGCAATTGTACGGCCATGCGTTCAGCGTGGTCAGTGGCACCTATGGCGAGTTAGCCGATGCGGGTGAGCGGCGTAATAACCAGCATGAGACGCTGTTAGGGGTCACCAAATCCCCGACACCGGACTACATCTGGGCGGCAGCAATCACTGGTGCCGTAGCACCGAGCCTCCGAAATGACCCCGGCAGGCCACTGCAAACCTTGCCGGTGGCAGGGGTATTATCGCCAGCCGCAGAACACCAGCTTGACCTGATGGACCGCAATAACCTGTTACACAGTGGGATTTCCACGTTTACGGTCGCGGACGATGGCACGGTACAGATTGAGAACCTCATCAGCACCTACCAGAAAAACCCGTATGGCGACAACGATGACAGCTATCTCCAGATAGAAACGCTGTTTTTGCTGATGTACGTCTCGCGCTACATCCGTACTCAAATTACGTCAAAGTTGGGCCGAATGAAACTGGCAAAAGACGGCACCCGTTTTGCCCCTGGCTCGGCGATTGTGACGCCCAATATTGTCAGGGCAGAGCTGATCGCTCAATACAAGACACTGGAGTACAACGGCTATGTGCAGGACTCAAAAGCCTTTGCGGATGGTCTGAAGGTGGAAATTAACGCCCAGAACCCGAACCGGCTCGATGTTCTCTGGACAGGCACGCTGATTAATCAGTTGCGGGTCTTTGCCCTGTTAAACCAGTTCCGACTGCAACCCACTTCATAAGGAACCCTCATGGGAAATACCACTAACCGGCTGGCAGGCACGGCTTATGCCAGCGTTAACGGGATCTCCATTATGGTGGTCGGGGATTTTACCTACAGTCCCTCCACCATTACCCGTGAAACATTAACCGGTATGGATTATGTCCACGGGTACAAAGAAAAACCCAATGCCCCGTATATCTCCTGTCGGGTACGTGACAGCGGCGGTACGACGGTGGCGGATTTTAACAACCAGACCAACGTCACCATCGTGGTGGAACTGGCGAACGGCAAGACCATTAACCCGCTAAAAGAATCTGGAAGGCAACCTCGCGGTATTCGCAATAATAATCCCGGTAATTTAACAGCAGCTCCTCATGCTGTGGGTAAAGATTATGGTAATAATCATACTTATGTGAAATTTGACACGGCCCATGATGGTTTATCGGCAATGGCTCGTCAGTTGATGCTCGATGCAGAAAGGGGTCTTAATACTATTGAACTCTTTCTTGATAAATACGCTTCTGAAGAGGCCGGAAACAATACAGAGGCTTATGTACGTTCAGTTTCTCAACGAACTGGATACGCCCGTAATCAACGCCTAGATATGCATGACCCAGAGGTGTTAAATAACCTGATGGCTGCCATGATTAAACATGAAAATGACAATATAAACCCATATAGCTATGAGCAGATAAAAGAGGGTGTTAATGACGCTATTCATAGCGATCGCTGGAGGGGATTACGAAAACCAGAAATAATTAGAGAGCAACGCTTGCAGCATCCTCGAAATAAACGAGAGTCGCAGCCCGAACCATCGCTTTATGGTAATAAAAAAGAGTCTGAATCACAGATGGATATCGTACAGAGCATGGCAAAGGCATTTCAAGAAGCCATTGCAGGCAAACCATTTCAACTCGAAGTCACTTTAGTTAATGATAAGACGGGAGAACGCCAAAGATTTCAGTCAAAGCCTGGGGGAAAAGTGACAACTTCCATGCAGCAACCTTGATTTGATTGTTTTTTGCTCAAAAATATTACTTTTATTATATTATTAATATGGTAACTCACATTGAAATTTTCTGTCGGAGGGAGACAAGTGCTAAAGAAAATAGCTGCTTTCTTGTTTCTGGTATCAACTGTGGCTAGTTCTGCCAGTTTCGATTGTGCAAAGGCAACAAGCAAGACTGAGAAGCTGATTTGCGCCACACCGATCCTGTCTCAGGCTGATGATGCCCTACTTATCGCTTATACTCACGCAAAAATAGCTACAGATAATAGTGACGGTTTTAAAGCATTAGTCAGGAAAAACTGGAAGCTACGTGAGAAGAATTGCGATACGGTCAAATGCCTTCAAGATTGGTACAGACAATCATCTGAAATATACCATCGAATTGCAGCAACCAGAGAAGAAGGTGAAAAAGCCAACAGCACTTATTTTTACAATACGTCAGCAAAATTTAAAGGCACTTTAAAATAGTGAATTGGAGGGCTTTCCGTCATTAAGATTGGATCATCTTATTTCTGTTTCATCTAGTGATGGTGTTTACGATGAAACAGAACCTTTTGAGCATGGTGTTGCCGTGATGCAATTGGCTATGACTAAAAAAGAACAATGGAATATCTTTGAAAAACTAATAGGAAAGAAAGTGTCAGTGACATGTAATTTATACCATGCAGTTACGATACATCATAAAACTCCAGTAATGTGTCTTGTTGATAAGATAGAGTCTGTAAGACGTTAAACTAAATAGCTGCGTCAAGAGGCTTTATCCTATTTTGGGGAATAAATTCTGTTAATGACTATTAATTAACCTGAGCTTCGCTTAAGAAGGGAACTAAAGTGCCTGAGGCACGATCAAAGTTTTTGCTAAAGAAAACAAAATCGTGGAGATCCTCAGGCATGTATA